AACGTGTTACCAAAAGGCATAGACTTCCCTAACGTTCCGGAACGCAATCAAGACGGCCTCAAGGGGTTCTGGGGGGCACCTTCTTGTCTGCTTTTTGCCTCACCCCCCTAATGAGAAAACACAAAACCCCCCACCAAAACCTATCCTCTATAGCCTAAAGTGAAATCAGCCTACGTTCAGATCCCTGAATCCCCCTACCCTCTGTCTCAGCCCTACGGTATACTGGACCCCTACCCTAAAAGGAGAAAGCAGCAATGAAAGCGGTAAGGTTAGAACGACCTTCGGCGAAGGTGAGGAGGACGGTTATGCTGTGTGAAGAACCCCCCTCCTGCACTCTATTCGATGACGTGGCTTGGGCGATGGAGCAGGCATCTAGACCCTTCTGGGCGTGGGAGGGATGGGATATAGATGGGTTAAAGTACTGGGGGATTCGACGATGAGGATAAACTATTCGGCACTGGTTAATGGGCTCTGGGAAATGACCCTCCTGAACAAGATGGGGGAGGTGCGAAGATTCGACAGAGTCTGCCTGAACCTCGAATCCGATATAGACAGCATCCTCCTCAGGTTGCCCGCAAGGTACGGTGGGATCTACCCCTTTTGCGATCCGTCTATGTTCTCCCTAGATCAGGGGTCCCGATGACTCGTATGCCGGGCAAGGACCACCCGAACTTCCTCCAGTGGTCGGAGGCGCTCCCGTGGGGGATGTGGGGATACCTCGGGAATAGGCAGAGCCAAGTGCTCAGTCTCATAGGCTCAACACACTTCTGGACAGATTGGGACGGGCGGCGGGCACGGGAATGGGAAAAATGGGGGTTTAGGACCCCGCAAGGAGAAAGCAAATGACATCCTACTATTACTTTCGGAAGGCTGTGGAGTGGAAAAGGAAGATGCCCGCCCGGGGCTGGTGGCATATGAGGAATACCCCGGAGTCCTTAATGAACCTTCTCGGGGCTGCCTACTCAGGCTCAGGGGCACTCAGGGGCGGGGTACTGCGATGACTTACGCACATAGCAGCTCCAAGATAAATGAGAGCTACTTCGCTATTCGCCGAAAGGTGTTTAGGTTCGTCCATACCAGTTCGTCGTCCTGGCCTTTTACGGGGGGCATTGTTGTTGGAATTTTCCTTATTCGTAGTAACTACTTTGATTGGGGGTGCAGATGATTTTTTACTACAGTCGCACCCCCTTTCGGAAGTGCAGCTTTCGGGACTACTCTTTTACGGTTGCCGATATACTAGATAAATCCCGGGTTCCCCGGCTGGCTTGGTTTTTCGCGCTACCCGTTATCTCAGAAAGCCATGCCCTTATCTACTCCTGGGGGTACTGCTCCTGCAGGAGTTGTCGGAGGAATACATGACTCCTTACTACGGTATCGTCACCTTTTCGAAGTGCAATTGGGGTCGGATGCCTGTTGTCTCCCTGGGCACCAAGAAATCCCAGGATTGGCTTCAAATGATACTGACCGTTTATGTTGATGCCCTTTCCGTCTACTCCTGGGGGCGCTTCCGGCATAAAGTTCATCAGCTAGACTGGGGTATGGGAGGGAATAGGGAGGAGTTACTATTTCCTGAACTTGTGGAAGCAACCCTCAGTTTCTCAACTACCTTACACAGTTCCTGGGTGCCCCTACTGTATGCCTATCGAGATGAGGAAGGAGGCTTACAAGGATGACGCTACTGACTAGGTTCTACGTTGGCGGGCGCACTGCCCTAAAAATTGAGGTTAGGCGCTTCGTGACGTATGCCCCTGGCTGGTCTTTTACCCGCCCAGAATTCTATGCGGTCCCTTCGGGAAGTGCATCATTAGGAGAGCTGAAGGTGACAATACGATGACCCATTTCCAGTCTCTAGTGATTCCTCGCGCATACCCCCGGTGTAGGCAGAAATGTGCCAGCTTGCTCCTGTGGTCGAGACGCTCTGGGTTTTTGGGCAAGTTCTGGGACTATGCAGACTCCCTAGACCAGATACCCACTTCCTATTCTGGGATGTACTACTACGCAGGAGAGACAGGAGTAAGATAATGCAAAGAACACTTGGACCCACCCTGTGGGAATGGATGCCTGCGGCAGTAGAGATGCGGCTGTTGGCGGAAGACCTAGCGGAGCAAGCGGGTTTCCACTACTTTTCGGACGGCGTGGGCCGTCGATGGGGCCGTCGATGGTACGCCAGTTACTGGGTATTCTTGGGAATCTCCTCTGACGTAGGGGCGTCATTCAGAAACTGGAGGAAAGGCAAATGACTAGGTATTTTGGCAAGAGCTGGGATGTGGCAGTTCCCAACCGAGTTCAGCTCGGCATTCTCCCGGAACCTCTCCCCCCGATGTTTCCGCCGTGGCCACTTCTTCCGGGTCCCCCTTTCTTGAGCGGTCTGTGTAAGAATCGACTCAAGTTCGACGACGACCGGCTTGTCTCCCTTCGCGCCGGGGCTTACAGACTACTAGCAGATTGGGTGGACTAGATGGCCAAGCGAATCATTTTTATGAGTAACCTCCCCATCTCCCGGGACACCCTCATCCCCTGGCTGTGGGAGGATCCCGGAACCTGGAGAATAGAGAAGTCCGCTAGCGTCATCACCGGCCAGGTACACCGGGCAGGAGAGGGGTCTCATTTCCTGAATAGCTGCAGATGAGCTGGTTCCTTCGTATCCTAACCACCTTCCGAGATGCCGGAGATTCTGAGTGGATTTCCCGGTTCCTCATTGCCCTCTCCCCTCAGAACATCCCCAAAGAAGAGTGTTGGGCTATCCTCCGCTTGGTGGATCCCATCCCCAAGGTCAAAAAGGGCAGAGACCTTTTTCGGGCCAGGGTGAAGGATAAGTGGGGATTGCCGGAGAATACCGAGTAGTCTATAGCCACCATCTATTCCCCAGTCTGCCTCCGGTTACCCCGGGGGCTTTTCTTTTTTATGGCTAGTAGGGTATAGTTTTCTTGATGTCGTCCCGAGCTATACCAAAAGAGTACCAACAAACCTACGAAGAGCACATGGCAAACCCCGACCCCTTTGGAGTACAGGAGGAGCTAGCGCAGTGCCGCACCCTGTTCTGTCAGTTCCAGGACTCTATCGCGGCAAACAAGGAGGAGATGCGGGAAGCTTACCTCCAGGTGGCTAGAGAGACTCTACAGGACCAACTGAGCAGCACCGACTTCCCAGAGGAGTTGTCTGAGTGGGTCGTCGAAACCGTCGACACGGTGTACAGAAATCTTTACAACGCAGTCTTCACCCCCCTGGCCCGCATGACTCCCAAAGAAGCGGAAGTGCTGGCGAAGGTTCTGAAGACTACGGCAGACATTGCGGAGAAGTTCCGACGCATTCAAGAAGGCACTGTGGTCCAACTGGACTACAACGAGCGGATGACTCAGGCCATGATGCAGTTCATCGTCCGAATCGTTCTCCCGTACGTGCCTCTCGACAAGCGCCCCTCCCTGGCGTATGCTGCCCAGCAGTTCCTCCCAGCCCTAAAGGGAGAGAGGGTGATCATAGATGCGGCGGGAGATTAAGGTAGCAGGCAGGCTCCCTTCTTATGAAGAGCTGGTGATTCAGGAGCTAGGCAGGCTGCTGGAGCAGACTTGTGCCCTGTCGACCAGGTTCAGTCAGGTCTTTACCCCAAACGCCAACCAGAAGAAGGTGTTCGACCTGATTGAGGGGTCCATGGTGCCCAAGAGCCGGTCCCTTCACATACTCCTGTATGGCCCCACTGGTACTGGTAAAAGTTATGCAGCCTTGGCGTATGCCATAGACAAGCTCCTGTCCTACCCAGGTACCAATGCGTTGGGGTGCAGACGGACTGCCACGGACATCAAGACTTCGATTTTCAAGGACGCCATGGGGTTCCTGGACCGGTGGAACGTGCCCTTCAATTCCAACTCTCAGGACACCTATATCCGGTTACCCAACGCCTCCACTTTTTGGATGCGCTCAGATAAAAGCCTGGTGCAGGCCAAAAAGGACAAGTCTGATGCCCTTGGGTCCACCGCGTACTCCTTGGTTATCTTAGAAGAGGCCGACTCCCTGTCAGAGGAACTCGCAAACACCATCGCAGGCCGTATGCGCGAGGATACCGGCGACTTCCGGCGCGTCATCTTCTACATCTGCAACCCTCCAGACGATGACCACTGGCTTTATCAGCGGTTTTTTGGGCAGAACAACAACCCCGACGATCCTACCTCCCGGTATCGAGCCCTGAAGCTGGAGCTGGCTGGCAACGAATTCATTCGGGACGGGTATGCGGAAGACATGGAAGAGGACTACGCCCATAACCCGGCCTTGTACGAGCGCATGAAGCTCGGCAACTTCGGCCCGGCGGTGAGGGGTATCCCCATCTTCAAGGATTCATTCAACCTCAAGTATCACGTGGCTGAAGAGAGCTTCATCAAGACCTGGAACCCGAACTTCCCCATGGTACGGGGATGGGATTTCGGGTATCGGGGTATGGCCATGACCATCCTCCAGGACGACCCCATCAGGAAACAGGTCCGAGTATTCTACTCCAAACTCAACAAGAACTGCTTGTTCGATACCTTTGCAGATGAGCAGCTCGTATTTTGCCACAGACACTTCCCAGGGGCAGAGTGGGTGGATACTTGCGACCCGGCGGGGTGTCAGAAAACCGGGCTAACAGCCCTTACATACCACGACATTATGAAACAGAAGGGCATGTACCCCCGGTATCAAACTTCCACAGTTGAAGTAGGTTTGAATTTGATAGAGGATGTCCTCAACTCCTCAGTTAAGGGTCGTCCAGCAATACTTTTTGACCCGGTGTACTGTAATGTACTTGTGAAGGCATTTTATGCGGGCTACTGTAACGAGAAGGAACGAGCAGATGTGGGGATTGTCCCGGTCAAAGACGGTGTCTATGACCACATAATGGATGCTTTTCGGTACTCTGTCTTGCATATTCGCAACCCTCGCACTTTCAAGTCTGCTAGCAAGCAGCATCACACGGGGTTCACCCCGGTAGATGGGATGGGGACTAGGGTTCACTTAGCCGGTCCCAGGTCCAACTCCTTCGGGTATCATAGCAGGATGGGATAAAAATGCGACAAAGTACCGTACTCCTTCAGGCCGGGGCCACCCCCGGAGCGGATAATTCTGTCAACGTAGTGAGGAATTCTAATTCCCCTCCCGGCATCGGGGACCACCCCGCTCCAGGTGAGTCATATCCGGATGACCTCGATATTCAGATTGCCACCTGCATCAAAAATACCTGGGCTCATGAGGATGCCGCATATCGCCCCATCTTGGCTAGGTCGATGGAGGCGTACAACCTCTACAACAACACTTACGTAATCGACCAAGCCAAGGACGACTGGCAGAGTCGCATGAAGATGCCCTACTGCTTCATGACGGTCGAGCGGTGGGTGGCAGCTCTGATCAAGATGCTCGAATCGGGGTCGTCCTGGCTAGAGACGGAATCCGTCGTTCCCCAGCTCCAGATTTTCCACAACCTCTGCAAAAACCTACTCATGTTCCTCCTGCAGCACGACATGAGCCGGTTTTTCCCGATGCTTCGGGAGGCACTCAAGACAGGGTTGCTTTCGTCTATGATGCACGTGCTCGTGACTTATGAGGTGGACGGGTTACCGGTAGCTACCCAACCCCTGGAAACGGACGAGGCAGACATTCTCCGAAGTGTTCTAAACGACTTCTCCCAGCCGGATCCGACAGTGACCAAGAGCGAGGACCACCCGTTCCTCCCCAACCCCTTGATGCCCAAACCCGTATTCAAAATCATCCCCAGTTCTGTCGTGCGGCTAGATAGCTCCGGGGCGGGTCGGTATAAGATGTGGCGAACTAAGATGTCTGTGGCGGAAATTCGGGCCACCGGAGCCCAGCGGGGTTACGATATGACGGCGGTGGAACGAGCTATCTTCGCCCAGACCGAAAACAAAATGAAAACGGATTATCGCCACCGAGTGGAGACAGGGCTAGCCCAGGGGCTGGAGCTGGGGCATCAGCCCTGGACAGTAGAGCTGACCCACTTCGAGGGAACTCTCGAGGACAACGAGCTAGGCCAGCAGGTCTTTAAGAACAAGTATGTCGTTGTAGCCAACGATATGGAAGTCATCTTGGGACCTATCGACTCCCCCTTCTGGGACGGACAAAGTGCTTTGGTTAGCTCCCCCTTCATTCAGTCCCCTAACTCCGTTTACGGGAAGTCTCCTATTATGGAGGCTATTGATGCCTTCTTCCAGCGGCATAATTTTGGCAACTCCCTGAACGACTACTTGGTTCGGTCAATGAATCCCCCCTACCAGGTAGACGAGGATGTTTTGGCTAAGTCGGAGCTAGTGGAGGAGCTGATCCTCTACCCCGCCAGGCGCATCAACGTCTCTGCCAACGGGAACCCAAATGCAAACGCTATCCGCCCAGTCCCCCAAGCGGAGCTGCCCCAAGGTCTTTGGCAGTACCTCCAGTGGTACCAAACCCAGATGTCTGAAGTGACAGGCATGACCCAGGAGCTGATGGGGATGCCCCGCACCCGGGGCAGAATCACCGGCCAGGAGTACGCCTCCCGGTCAGCCGAAGCCGGAAACTGGCTTGCTTTTGTTTTCTCCGACATCGAGGACCAGTTCCTGACCCCGTTCATTCGGGTGTTCTTCCTCCGTACTTTGCAGATGATCCCCGACCCCATGTGGAAAGCGTGGGTGGTCTCCAACATCCCCCGCATCCTCCCAGAGTCGGACCAGACTCCTCCGGTCATCAAGGAAGCGTGGACTAAGCAGCTCATGGACTGTGCGGAGTGGGATGCGAAGAAGCGGTACATGAACCTTGGAGGATTCTTCAAGTTCCGGGTCAAGATTTTTTCCAACTTCAGCGAGCGGCAAATGGAAGTCGAGAAAGGCACGTTCATGCTGAATGTGCTTTCCAAGATGCCCCAGATGATGCAGTACATCAACATTCCCGAGTTCGTGCGGTATATCGTGCGGGCCTTTGGATGGGACCCGGAACGCATCCTCAACAAGACGGGTCTCCCCATGCCTGATGCCAAGCTCCTCTCGGAGGACCAGAGCCCGGATGGGGTTCTGGTCCCCCGTACCAAGTGGACGAGGATGTTTTGGCCAAGTCGGAGCTAGTGGAGGAGC